ATTTTTAGCTAACCAGTCATACTTCTTGTTAATAACGTCCATTATTTCTCCCGCTATCTAATACTTGTCTAAATGTTCATAATCCCCTACCTAAGGTGTAATATTTAGTAGATCAAAGTCTGCTCCCTTGTAACTACTCGGCATAGAAAATAAGTTTAATGATATGTGTTACAATCTAGACATCGGAATGTTCATATACATACTTACCGAGTTGAGTAGTTTGCATAAATCCATGTTCTTATGCAAATCTCCCAGTTATGAACATATGCTTTTAACATAAGAAAAATCATATCCAGAACAGAAAAATGAACAACACATTGCTTTCAATAGAGTTTAATAATCTTGAACTGATGAACTTGAAAACTTCTATTGATATGCTATTCTAGGAAATTATCTGAATAAAAAACATTTACTTGGATAAATAACCCCTATCTTCGACAAGAAGTCAACTTTATTACCCAACATATTAACTTTCCTTACACATTACCCTAATCCAACCATTCCTTCTTAGGTTTTTGAAAAATAATTGAAAATGTATTTTTCCAATTTTTTAGCATCTTATTCTGTTAAAATACAATAAAAATCGTCTCCTCCCACAAACATTTTAAAATGTTTAATTCCTAACTCTGAAAAAATGAAACGATAGTATTAAATAACCCTCAAAGTGTTTCCAAATGTTGTTCTTGTTGGATGTCCTGAAGTTACCGTACCTTTGATTTTAGCTTCAAAAGCCGTTCTCATCTTTTTCCTATATATAAACTTGTATTTTAATTTGGTAATGTTATTTGTTAATGCTTGTAATACTTGTTTATATAATCTCTCCGGTAATTCTGTAGTTCTATATATCATTGGTAAAATTTTCCTCCATAAACTATTGTCTACTATTTCTAATAAACAAGTATGTTAATTAGAATCATGTGAACTAAAATCTGTAGATATGGCGAAGGGTTCTCCATATCTGCTAATTTCCTACCATGCCTCATATATCAACTATTGTAATTCCTCATTATTCCTGTATGATGCATATTCCGGACAAACTTTTTTCAAGCATGCTAAACCTATATAATTAATATGATTACATACCCCTAGTAATTCATCTGAAGGATTACATATGTTTCTTGATCTATTCTTCATATTTGTGATTGG